CGAGGTAATCGCTCCAGTGATTGAGGAAGTAAAAGAGCAAGTAGAAGAAATGCGTCGTAAGCTTGAAGAAAGCGAAAAGAAAGACGAAGAAAAAGTTGAGATGAGCCGTAAACCAGCTCGTAAGCCAATCAAGGCTAACCCTGAAGCAAAGACTGCTAAGAAGGATATGGTTAAGTTTGGTGCGAATGGTCGTCAGTCAACATTAGATCGTGTACTTGGTAAAATCGCACAACGATGAAAAGAGTAGAGAGTGTATGGGCTGCTTTGTCCAATCAGACTTCTTTATCCAAGAGCATAAAAGTAGACCTCTCTAACGCAGCTGAGATTCAAGGTCTTTATTCAAAAGTAGAAGGCTATATAGATTCCGCTGCTTCAATAAGAAGTGAGTTTGAGTCTTTGGTAAAAGATTATGATTCAATTCGAAGCAGAATAAATGATCTTGCAGAAGAAGCTCGTCAAGTTGAAAGAGATATGTTCGATACTGGATTGATGCTTGATGGAGCAGAAAAAGAAATGATCAAAAAGGCAGGAGATCTTGGGGTTAGCGAATCTATGGTAGTAGATATTTTAGCTGACCTAAACATTTACGTTGAAAGTCTTTTAAAAGAAAGTCAAGGATATTCAACTGACTTAAATAACATCGTAGGCCGATCAGGGTCTTTACCAGAATTTAGATAATAAAAAGAATTTAATCAAAAAAAAAGATGGCTACAACTACATCAATTACAACCACTTATGCTGGTGAATTTGCAGGGAAGTATATCTCTGCTGCATTGTTGAGCGCAGATACTATCGAAGGTGGTGGTATCACCGTGAAACCTAACGTGAAGTACAAAGAAGTAATGAAGAAGTTAGCGACTGACGCAATCGTCAAAAACGCTACTTGTGATTTTGCTGATACCTCTACGGTAACTTTGACTGAGCGTATTCTACAACCTGAGGAGTTCCAAGTAAACTTGGAATTGTGTAAGAAAGACTTCCGTTCTGACTGGGAAGCTGTTCAAATGGGCTACTCTGCTTACGATCAGTTGCCTCCTGCTTTTGCTGACTTTATGATCGGCCACGTTGCTGCTAAAGTTGCTGAGAAAATGGAAACAAACATCTGGCAGGGTGTTAACGCTACTGCTGGTGAGTTTGATGGCTTCGAAGTATTATGGGAAGCTGATACTGACGTTATTGACGTAACCGGTACAACCGTTACTGCTGCAAACGTTATCACTGAGTTGGGTAAAGTAGTAGATGCTATTCCTTCTACTTTGTACGGCAAAGAAGATATGTACATCTACGTTTCTCAAAACGTAGCCCGTGCTTACGTTCGTGCATTAGGTGGATTTGCTGCTAACGGATTAGGTGCTGCGGGTATCAACAACCAAGGTACTACTTGGTTCAACGGAGGAGACTTAGCTTTTGATGGTGTTAAATTGTTTGTTGCTTCAGGTTTGTCTGACAACACAATGGCTGCTGCTCAGAAGTCTAACTTGTTCTTCGGTACAGGTTTGTTGAGCGATTCTCAAGAAGTAAAACTTCTTGATATGGCTGACTTGGACGGATCACAAAACGTTCGCGTGATTATGCGCTTTACTGCTGGTATTCAGTACGGATTGGGTTCTGAGATTGTACTTTACAACTAAGAGTAAAGGAAATTAGTAATAACGAAGGGTAGGTGGGGTAATCTGCCTACCCTTTTTTAATAAGATATAATATGGCTTGTGATTTAACAAAAGGACGCATTCTTCCTTGTCGTGAAGCAGTTGGTGGTATCAAAGAGGTTTACTTCGTAGATTACGGAGACTTGGGTACGATCACGCTGACCAGCGATGAAGTAACGAATATGTCAGGTACGTTCAGTGCGTACCAATACAAACTCAAGGGCAACAGCTCTATGACACAAAACGTAACTGCTTCTCGCGATAACGGAACGGTATTCTACGAGCAAACGCTTGAGCTTACCTTGCCTCGTTTGAGCAAGGAGGACAACAAGGAATTGAAGTTGTTGGCTTATGGCCGTCCACATATTGTGGTAGTAGACTACAACGGCAACGCATTCTTGATGGGCCGTGAGCACGGAGCAGACGTTACCGGAGGTACTGTAGTTTCAGGCGCAGCTATGGGCGATATGAGTGGTTACACTCTAAGCTTTACTGCTAATGAGCTACAACCGGCAAACTTTATTGACTCACCTGTTGACGGAGATCCATTCGATGGAATGACTTCTGCAACTGCGACTATCGTTGCTGGTACAGATAGCTGGGCTTAATTTGTTTAGCGTGTTAAGTAAGGGGGAGCTTTTTGCTCCCCTTTTTTTTGCACAAAACTTTAGCAACACGTTACTTAGGTATGCACATAGTAAGTACTACAAACAAGCTGATTAAATTTGTACCGAGGATAGTGGAAACAGGATCGTTATCGTTGAATATAACGGACGAGTCTACAAACACTTCAGCAACCTCAACCGTTACCGCTACAAATAGCGGAAACTTTGTTAGCATTACACCAACATATACTTTTAAAGAGGGCAGATTTTACTATATTGTGGTGAGCGGAACGGCAGAGCTATATCGTGGAAAGGTGTTTTGCACCGATCAAACGGACTTTGACAAGTACACTACGAATCAAAACGTATATACTGAACACGATAAGGCTAACGCCAACGAATACATTGTAATATGAAAATACACGCATTGAATCTTGCTAGTTATACTAGACCGGAGATAACCGAGGTAAAGAACCGTGATTGGGTTGGCTATGGTGAAGACAATAACTACTATCAGTATTTGATAGATCGTTTCAACGGCAGTCCTACCAACAACGCTATTATAAACGCTGTGAGCGACCTTATCTACGGCAAGGGGATAGATGCTACCGATAGCAATAAAAAGCCTGAAGAATACGCTGCTATGCGTTCTCTTATACAAGAGGACTGCTTGAGAAAAGTAACAAGTGATCTCAAGCTAATGGGTCAGGCTGCATTTCAAATAATCTACTCTCAGGGAGGCAATGAGATTGCACAGGTTGAGCATATGCCTATTCAGACACTTCGTGCTGAAAAGTGCAACGAAGAAGGAGATATTGAAGGATATTACTACTGCGCTGATTGGGAGAACCTTGGGCCTAACGAAGATCCGGAACGCTTTGCAGCTTTCGGAACGAGCAACGAGTCTATTGAAATCTTGGTTATTAGACCATATCGTGCAGGATTTTATTACTACTCACCGGTAGACTACCAAGGTGGGATTCCCTATGCAGAGCTTGAGGAAGAAGTAGCCAACTACCATATCAATAATATCAAGAACGGCCTTGCGCCTTCGATGATGATTAACTTCAATAACGGAGTTCCGGATGAGGAAGAACGTATGGAGATTGAGCGCAAGATCCGTGAGAAGTTTAGTGGTAGTTCGAATGCTGGAAACTTTATTCTTGCTTTTAACGAAAGCAAGGAGTTAGCCGCATCTATTGACGCTGTGCCTTTATCAGATGCACCAGCGCAGTACGAGTTTTTATCGGCTGAGTCTATGCAGAAGCTTATGGTTGCTCACCGAGTTACCTCGCCTATGTTGCTGGGTATCAAGGACAGCACCGGACTAGGAAACAATGCTGAAGAATTAGAGACAGCTTCTTTACTGTTCGATAACACGGTAATACGTCCGTTCCAAAACCTTATTATCAAGGCTTTAGATGAGATCCTTGCGGTCAACGGCATTAGCCTTGACTTGTACTTCAAGACATTGCAGCCACTTGAGTTCGTAGATCGTAGTTCAGCCGTTACCAAGGAGGAAACTGAGAAGCAAACAGGTGAAAAGCTATCAGCACACGAATGCGGATGCAAGACTAATTTGAAGGACGAGGACGATCCTTGTTGGGAGGGCTATGAAATGGTAGGCTTCAAAATGAAGGACGGTAAGAAAGTACCTAATTGCGTACCATTATCAGATTTATCGTCCGTTGCGGACGAGCTGATCGAAATGGGTGAAGAAGAAGATCTTGAAAATTGGGTTTTGGTTGACGAGCGTGAAGTTGACTACGACCAAGAGGAGGTTTTAGACAAGTTTGTAAACCTTGCAAGTACCGGTACGGCAAGACCGAACGCCAATAGCGAACAAGACGGTATGAACAGCCAAGGCGAGTTTTTCCGTGTACGCTATCAGTACGCTCCGTTGAGCGCAGGATCAAATAGCCGTGAGTTTTGTCAAAAGATGGTATCAGCCGGAAAGCTGTACCGCAAGGAGGATATCCTACAAATGGAGAACAAGTCAGTCAACGCTGGTTTTGGGCCTAACGGATCAGATACATACTCAATATGGCTGTACAAAGGTGGCGCAAGATGCAACCACAAATGGTTTAGAAAAACGTATATGTGGAAGGATCTTGATGACGTTGGGCAAACGGAAGCTGGAACAAATATCAGCACTACCAAGGCGAGATCAAGAGGTTATCGTGCCCCAGCAAACGATAACAAGGTAAGCGTTGCGCCAAACAAGATGAAAAACAAGGGCTTCATCAACCCACCAAGTAAGAAAGATATACAAGGAGGAATCTAATGGCTACTGCACTATTTATTACACGAAGTGATCTTGTTCGTAATACGTTTCTTTCAGGAAACGTAGATACTGATAAGTTTATTCAGTTCATCAAGATAGCTCAAGAGGTACACGTTCAGCAGTATCTCGGTACGAAGCTATACGAGAAGATCGGAAACGACATCATAGGAGACACGTTAACAGGAAACTATCAAACGTTGGTAGATGATTACGTACAGCCTATGCTTATACACTGGGCTATGACGGAATACTTGCCGTTTGCAGCGTTTACTGCTTCCAATGGGGGAGTATATAAGAGAACGGTTGAAAATGGCGAGACAGCCTCTAGAGAGGATCTGTCGTTCCTTATTGAAAAGGAACGTAACTTAGCTGAGTACTATACTCGTAGACTGATAGATTACCTTGCGTTCCGCAACAATCTATTCCCTGAGTATAATCAAAATACAAATGACGATATTTACCCACTAAGAGATAGTACATTTAACGGATGGGTGCTGTAACAACATACAAGCCAAAACAAAATAACATCAAGAAGCTGCAAAGTTACTTGTTAAAGAAAACGAAAAAGAATGGCAACTGACGAAAAAGGCTACGGAGCAATATACGGCTCTACTTGGTGGGGTAGTGGTGATGCTTTCACCAATACTATTGGCTGGGGTAGTGCGATGTTTTATATTTTAGATCCTGCACAATTCCAACAAAGAACATTAGCGGACGGTGCAGAGCTGGAAGCTTTTGAGTGTGTAAGTAAAGCATTAAGAAGATTCCCACAGGCTGACTTAGGCCGTCAACTTTTTGATGCCTACGACTTGAGAGTCGAGACGGCATCAGGATCAACGGAAGCAAGAACCTGTACTATTAACGAATTGAACGAGATATTATGAGTTTATATAAGGATGCATCATTAGCAATGATACCCTCTGCTTACAAGGATGGTAAGTTGTATAGTATTAGACCTA